TCACGTAATGGTCGGCCGGTTAAACTAAAACAATCGACAAGTTGAAGGATACTCCATAAAAAAGGCTGATAATTCTGCGCTCTTTGATAAGGTACAGCTTCACCTTTGCTAATGATACGAACCTTAAAAGGTTCAAGTATAGGTTCTCTTCTTACGAAGACACCAGCACCATATCCATCAAGACTAGGCCTCAACAATTCCCGAACTTGGTCTTCGTCCAAAATACCATAAATTGGTATTGGTTGAACGAACCGATCAGGTCGCGTTGCATATCCTAGAAACGGTCTCTGACACACAATAATCTCATGATTATTTTGATTGTGCGGAGTCTTGGCATAAAAGCCAGCTCGTTTCAAAAGATATCCAAGGGCCCCACCCTTTCCACGCGTGTTTTCATAACAAGCGGACAAGGATGGTATTTTTAAATGGTGCGCACTAGCATTGAGTTTACAATTACGTATCTCCTTGTTTCGATAGTCAGCAGCAGTCTGTGGTGTGTCATATGAACACTCAGGATTCTGGGAATAACAATAGAGCTCTCTAACCGTTCTAATGACCTCCTCACGTAACTTAATAACGTCAGGTATATTATGGTCTTCGGTAAGAGCCTTTTTGTTTTTCTCCAGAGCCTTTGTGACAAAGACATCAGAAGCGGCAGGTGCAATTCTCTTAGTGACATATAAACTCATAGCCTTCTTAATGGCTTCTGGAGTTCTTCTCTGAATACATTCCTTACGGATTGTATGAGTAACCCTTTTACAATAGGGTATAAAGTCACCTATGCGCCAATGGCCTTGCTTAACACAGTCGGGAACAACATCCGGCTGGTTTGACAGACTTAATGCGACTAACGAAGCAGTTTGATATTTAAGAAACTCTTCAAGCTGATCTTTAAGAGCCAAGCAGAAATAGAAACCAATTGATCTTTTGATCTCAGTCCAACTCGCTTTGTGCTTATTCTTGTCGTCAAGGAGTTCGAGACATTCGAGATATCCTAAGGTCATAACCTGTGATTTCTCAAATGAATCTTGAAAGGCGGCAACAATTAAGGCACAGACCCTCTCCGTCATCGAACTCCACTTTCTATTAGTTGGTATAGGGGAAGTAGCTTCCTTTACGACTCGGTCGTAAAGGGTGCGAAAAACGTCATGATGACCTCGACAATCCAAATCAAAAACATTTGATACGAACGTCTCGGTCAGCACTCGGTAGTCCACGGCTAGCTTGTACATGACACCAAATTTTGGCGCCACCTCCATCACTAGTGAATGGAGATTAGTGATTCTTTTGTGGTACTGTTGTAAATAATTAGTTAACTCCTCAATTTCTCATTTTATCCTAAGAAACCAAGGTTGTGAGGTGCATACTGTCAAAGGTATTGTACTCGAAATCAATCTTTCCAACTACCTCGACAGGTTTGTCGTACCCACAGAGTCTCGCTCAAGATTCTTTGTATGTATCAAACCGTCTAGCTACTTCCCATTAGATGTTCCCTATACCCTATCTCAACATGACGGCAGGCACAGAGCGCGTCCATACGCCCTCGTAAAAGGTTTCGGCCTTAACCTGATTCATAATATTCAAACCTCCATTGTCATCCTTCAACCATTTAACTCTTTGAACTTTCTTAACCCAACGAGTGTAGATTTTACTCCACTCTCGTACGGCACGACGTTCATCGAGGACAGAATTATCAACACCAAATCCAAGAAAACTTTTTATAAGTTTTGGATAAAGTGGATCATCTGTCTTTGAAGTAGATAAGACAATAGGTATATCAAGTGAATCGTAAACCTCATTGAGATAGTCATTAGTGAATTCACAAAACTCATTTCCAGGCTCCCGAAGCCAGTTTAGTTTTATTAGGTCCCGCCTACTCCGTGAATCGGTACAAGCAATTATAGTTGCAATTTTCAAATGCAACTCGCTTACCTTATGATCACTAGGAGAGGGCAGACCTAATCCACCTAAACACTTTGGTAAAGTCCAAGAAATCGGTGGTAAAAGGGCCAAAATTGGTTTTGCATAATAGAAAGCTCTTTTGAGTAATCTATCACGCAAATCACCAGTTATACCTTTTACCAATTCCTTAAACCTACCCTCCAGGGTCTTTCCATGCTTTAAAGCATCACCAATAACTAATTGCTCATTGGGTCTTCTTTCAGTTGACTCATGTTGAACACAACGAACCAGATTCATCTTTACGAGAGGTACAAACTTAACGTGTCCTTCTTTCAAATTCTCAAAACGGTCCCACAGTAAGCCGCAGTCATATAATTGTGAATTAATGACCCCATAGCGCCGTGAGACGTAGTTCTTGCCAATTGAAGGAGTTAGACCAGCTGACGTTACATAATTGACCCAGACAAAATACTGACCTGAAGGTATGGTGAAGATAACATCATCACCATTTACAAGAAAGGCACCATCTTTAAGAGTGATCTTTTTTCCAAAAGATCTCTCCATGGCAGCCCGAGTGACAGCAGCGTTTATAATGCACAAAATAGGGAAACTGACAGGCGAGCCCATCAGTTGACCCCAAAGTTGCTTTAAACACTCAGCTTCACTCTTATCATAACCTTCGGTCTCAGAATCGTCAATAAAACCCGTCTTCTTGTTCATACGAAAACTCTCCTGTGAACGACAATCGATGTAATGGTTAGTCAAACAACTACTTAAATTTAAAGCATCCTCAAAAGGGATGCGCCATAAATGACAAATTTCATTAATGGCAGTTTGACATAACCAGACATGCAGATTGTCGGTTGCAGCAGCATAATCACCTGAAACAATTTGACAGTGTTGACGAGAGTCACGCCCAAAGGCTAAGACTCTTTCTAAGTCATTTTCACGTAATGGTCGGCCGGTTAAACTAAAACAATCGACAAGTTGAAGGATACTCCATAAAAAAGGCTGATAATTCTGCGCTCTTTGATAAGGTACAGCTTCACCTTTGCTAATGATACGAACC